AGAATCTATAACATTAATTTCAGTTATATAAAAATTTGATGACTTTCTATTAAATGTTATACTTTCTATATCATTTAAATTCATAATATTTATTGTTTCGTTTGCATTATTTATTTTCTGCAAAATTTCAGATGCTGTTTTAGCTTGCTCTAAAGTCATGTTACTTTTTTTTGTTTAGTTCTTTTAAAATAACACATGCAATAAAAATACATATTTCAATAAGAAATGATTTTATTTTTTCAATCATCTTACTTTGTTTTGCCTAGTTTCTCAATCAAATCATCTGAAAGTCTTACGGCGCTTTCAGTTATCATTTCTATTGTCTTTTTATGTGCAGATTTATTAGCTATTATCCCTTGCATTGCCATTAATGCAAAGTATTCACGTTTAGTTAAGCCTGCATTAATAACATAGCCTTCATCACTTATTAAAGGAAATGCTGGATTTTTTGCTTTTGTTCTCATAGTAATTAGTTTTACTTTTTAAAAAAGTGCCAGCGCAGATACTGGCACATATAGAGTCATTCATCTCAATTTTTGAAACACCTGTATAAAGATAGTAGAAGTTGCGGCAGTTGCATTTTCATGTGGTATCTCTGCCTCAATTAGCTTGTTGTAGATGTCAATGTATGCCTGTGTGTAAATAGAGGATATTTCAAAAGCTATCGCTGCAAGGTCTGGCTTCTCTGCCTCTGCTTTCTCCTGTTCTATCACTGGTACTGCGGTAGGTGCTGCTGGTGCAGATTCTACATATTTTAATTTCCCTTTATCATCTATAACGTCAATAACTTCTCCTTGCTTTAAACTTTGTATAGGATCGCCAGGCTTTCCATATATCCTTGCTTCCTTGCCATCGGCAAATACCACCAGAATGTTTATAGATGGGCCATACTGCCCTTCTCTCGGTGCGCCTGCACTATATTTAACTTTTGCCTTAGTGATTATCATAATAGTCTTCTCTTTGAGCGTCTAATCTTTTTAACTCCTCTTCCTCCTGCCAGTTCTCCAACTGTTGGGCAATCCATTCAAAGTCTATTGCCTGTGCCATAATGCTATTAAATAACACTTGTTCTTTAGGTAGTAAATCGTTAAAATTAAACAGTGCATCAATGGCCTTGCTTATGCCTTCGTCGGTAATGTCGCGCAGAGCAAGGTGATTATCTACAATGTAGTCTAAAACGTCTTGGCTTGCCTGGTTCATTTTGTTCTGTGTTCTTCGTTAAATACTATTGTTTTTTGTAGATACTCCACGGCTGTTTTGTGCAAAAAAGCATGGGCATGGTTACAGCGAGTATAGTCATCTTCGTTTACCGGTAGTTGATTAAGTTCGTGTAATACATCCTCGTAAACTCGTACTCCATTCTTATCAAACAGATTTTTTACAAGTACATTAATACAAATTTTTGTAAGAATACCTACAATTTTTTCGTCTCTTTCTTTTGGTGTCATGATGATTGTTTTTTGTTTATTCAAAGATAATATTAAAATAAATACAAAGTATATAAATTATATAAAAATATAAAAATAATTAAAAAAAAGTGTGAGGTCAACTCCCCACACCTTGCAACACATTTTAAACCAGTTACTTATTTCTTTAACACCTTTCTCCATACTGCCAGTTGCTGGGCAATAACAGCGGCTCTTTTAAGGTTGCCTTGTTCTATCTTCTTTGCATGACTTCTGATAGTCATAAGATCCATGCTCTCCGGTGGCTCTTTCAATGCCAGATCCTGGGCTTCCTCCCACAATGCTCTTTTCTCTCCTTCCTCGTATTCTATCATGCCCAACTGTACGCACATATCTTACCAATACAATGGCACTGTGGTATAATCTTTGCCTTTAAACTCCTTTAACATTGTTGGAAAGTTAGCATACAATTCTTCCCTTGCTTTCCTTGCTTTCTCTTCCATGGTGGCATTGTGCCGGAGAGCAGCGACTTCATTGTCGTGAGCTGCAATAATCTTTCTCCGGTAAACAAGGTAGGCATTAAGTATTTTGCCGATGGTGTGCATATTTGCTTTGCCGTAGAATTTTACATCATCATCCAGGTCAAGCGACTAGGCAGCGAAGAGGCGAAAAGCAATTTCAATTTCATTGGCAGCTATCTGCCCAAATGTTTTAACGATTTCTTTAGTAACTGTCGAATAAAATGTGAGATCACCATCAATGCCATAAACAGGGAAGAGACTGCTAATAACATTGAGTACATTTCTAAAAGCATCTTTAGGTTCAATATTAGCTATCCTGTTAGGCCTTGATTCAATAATGGATTGCTCATCCTGGTTGTGTGGTTGGTACTTTGCCAGATTCATCTTTCTTTTTTTTGTTTTGTTGGTAATATTGTTTGTTCATTTCTGCGTGAAGTTCTTTGTTGTTGTCAATCCACCTTCTACTTACATCAATCAATTTACGCTTTTTATCATCATCAAGAAGAAAATACCAAATCTTATACCTCTGCCTTTTCTTCTCATTATACTTATCCTTTTCCTCCTGTGTCATGGCTGCCCATTTCCCTTTTATTTTATCTATTATCACTGCTTTGTTCTTTTGATAATATTCTCTTTGCCATTGCTTTCTTTTCTCTGCACCTTCCTTTGATTGATTGTATTTCCAATTTAAAGCATATTCATTAATCTTTTGCCTATTAACCTCTCTGTACTTTTGCAGATATTCGCGCTTCTTTTGCCTTTCTTCCTCTGTCATGTTTGCGCGTTTATTCTTTTGATAATCTCGTTGATACTGCTTTAACTTTTCTCTTTTTTCTTCCGGTAGTTCTGTGTACTTCATCTGCCTTGTTTTTTTAAAAAGTAATACAATTTTTGTTTATTTCGCTGATATTCCTTGTGTTTTTCAATCTGCTCTGGTGTGCGTTCCGCGTATTTCTTTCTTTTGTAAGCGTTATTTTTGTCTCTGAATGCTCTCCATTCCTCGTATGTCATTTCATTGCGCTTATTTTGCTGATACGCTTTCATGTATGCGTTATATTCTTCTTTACTTTTCATAGCTCTCTATTTCGTATACTACTTCTTCCCAGTAATAATAAGTATCAGGGTGTAGTGGTATTCCAATATTTTCCTTCAACACTTCCCTTGCTGCAAACAGAGCGCATTGTTTTGCCAGGATAGATACAAGGATCTCCTGTCCAAGTTCGCCTCCAATATCCTGGATAAGGTTGTGGTAATGAGTGAATAATTCGTCTGCTTTTTCTTTCGGGGTCATAGGTTTTGTATTTCTTTTTTTACTTCTTTCCAGTAATTAATAGAAGGAGATGTGTCGTGTGTAGTCGTTAAAAGATAATGGATTTTTATTAACTCATCCACGGCAATTAAAGCACATAATTTAGATTGTTTCCAAGATATACGTGTATCCATAAATTTATCAACTAATTCCTCTGCTTTTTCTTTTGGTGTCATGTGTTTTTAATTGTGCGCAAGTGAATCAGAGCCTTGCATTAAACGAAGTGAACCGTACCTAAGTGCGTCAATCCCGTGGTTATCCGCGTCCAACGGCGTTGAACTCTTTTTGTCGTTCCATATATAATTCCTTAATTCATGTTTTAAATTATACGATTCCTCGGTCACCACAATGGTAAAATCAAGCATTCGTTTTATTCCATCAACCACGCTGCCTGCGTACTTTTCCGTTTTGTTTACATTGATACCATTTGAGATAAGCGCGTCAATCAAACGTGGCTCACTTGTATCAGCCACAATCAAGGCGTCCGTTTCAACCTCATTCCTTATCCTTGTAACAACCATGTCATAAGAAAGGCTTTGTTCGTAAATGATTTCTTTAACGTATATCTTATTTGCCGTGGTATCAACCGCGACTTTAACAAGTGCCAAGGGATCGGGATAAAAGCCGAAGTCAAGCCCGTAGGCAAAAGGCAAAGAGTTATCAAATTCGCCCTCCACCCAGTTTGGAAATATTACGCCCTGTTTCTTATCCAGCCACTTGCCCAAGAACCTGTGCGCGTATGCTTCAGGTGACTTGCTTTTTATCGCCTCAATCTTTGCGACGTAATCCTTGCTTATGTTATGATAGTTATCAAGGTAAGTCGTATGAATATGCGTTATGTCCTCATGCGTGCTTATCGGTATCGAATGCCCGTCAATCGTCTCCATGCGATGCGACTTTTCAAACCAACGTTTCCAAATCCAGTGTTCCACGTCCTGAGGGTTCATAACAAGGATAACAAGGTTAGGGGTATCGGGCATACGAATTGATTCGTCAATGGTATCAAAGTCCTTTTCGCTCACAAATTCTTCAGCCTCGTCCACGATGAAAACATTTAAACCTGGTATCGACTTTAGCTTTGCCGTTTGATTCCCTGAACTTGTTTTGATTCCTGAAAAGATTATTTCACTCTTTGTCACCTTGTGACCAATCTGCGCGTTGGTCATATTGAACTCGTCACCCACGCCCAACAAATCAATCTTTTCACGGAACTCAGGGATAAC